TTCAAGAAAGCAGTTTAGGTTAGCAAAAATTAATTAAATAAATGTTATATAGTTATGAGAATCGTAGAATTAATAATAGATGAATTAGATGAATTAGCAGGTATTGAAGCAATATCTGTTGTAGAAAACCCAGCAATAGAAGAAGATTTTATCGCACTTAAAGATCAACAAGAAATAAAATTAGCAGAATTAGATAAAGAAAAAAAGATATTACTAGGTCCTTTGTTAATTCCAAATAAACCTATATATAGAAAAAACGAAGATGATGAATACTATATATACTTTTCACGTGAAACAGTTAGAAAAGCTAGTGAGGGTTTTTTAATGAAAGGTAATCAAGGTAAATCAACGCTAGAGCATCAACATAGTATAAAAGGATTAACATTAGTTGAAAGTTGGTTAGTAGAAGATGAGGTACACGATAAATCAAGAAAGTATGGTATGAATGTTCCTGTCGGAACTTGGATGGGTGCAATAAAAGTAAATAATGATGAAGTGTGGAATGAGTATGTAAAAACAGGTAAAGTAAAAGGATTTTCAGTAGAGGGTTACTTTGCTGATAAAATGGAAAGACCGAAAGACCCAACTATTAAAGACCTTGCTCAACAAGAGAGTGAAGAAATACTAGAAGCAGTTAAAAAATTATTTAGCGAAAAAATTACACTTGAAAGTTATAATGATTACCCAAGATCAGTAGTTAATAATGCTAAAAGAGGTATTGAGTTAAATAAAAAAGTAAATAACAAATGTGCTACTTTGGTAGGCAAAAATCGTGCAAGACAATTAGTAGCAAAAGAAAAACTTTCAGTATCAACGATCAAAAGGCTTTATAGTTATTTAAGTAGAGCAGAGACTTATTACGATTCATCAGATACACAGGCTTGTGGTACTATATCATATTTACTATGGGGTGGTAAGTCAGCAAAAAGCTGGGCTAAAAATAAATTAAAAAAGTTAGGAGAACTAGAATTAGAAAGCCAAGTTGTTAATGATGACTTTGCTATTATTATGGATAGGTTAGCTTATTCATCAAAAGAAAAAGCAGAAGAAATAGCAGCTGATATTGGTTGTGATGGAATACACGAACACGAATTAGAAGATAAAGTGTGGTATATGCCTTGTGAGCAACATTCTATCGAAGCAGGGAAAAATACTAAAAGCCCTTGTTGGGACGGCTACGAACAGAAAGGCTGGAAAATTGGAAGCACAGGTAAAAGAGTGCCTAATTGTCAAAAAATTAAGTAATGAAATTCTTTAGCAAAAGTAATAATCAAAATAAATACATTGATTTATCTTATGGTAAACACGCTAGTCCAAGAGGTGGTCGTAGAGCTTGTCTATGCTGGGATAAAAACACTTATCATATAGACTGTTGTGATGGATCACTCAGGGCTCAAGGCATTGGATCAACAACAGGTTAGTTTAATATATTAACACAATTAGGATATTTTAATTTAGCTTCTTCCCAAGTAACATTAGATAATATTACTTTTTCAAAAGTTCTTATAAATCCATCATCCCAGTAATATTTATTTGTTTTAGAACAGTATATTATATTCTTTAATTTAACAGTGTAATTCATAGTATTTATATTTATTTATAACTAATATAATAAAAATTTATGAGAAATCCAAATTACCTCATATAAAGCAAAAATTAAAATCCTTAAATGCAAACTAATTTATGCTCTTTGTTAATAGAGTATGAAATCACAAGAATTATTGTCTCAAATTAAAAATTTACTAGGTATGGAAGATATACAGCTAGAAAAATTAAATTTAGAAAATGGTACTGTTTTAGAAGCAGAATCATTTGAAACTGGTAAAGAAGTTTTTATTTTATCAGAGGATCAAAAAATTCCACTACCTATTGGTAAATACCAATTAGAAGATGGTAGAGGATTAGAAGTAAATGAGGAGGGCATTATTTCTGAATTAAATGAGTCTTATAAAGAAGAAGAAGAAGAAGTAGTAGAAGAAGAAGTAGAAGATAAGGAAAAAGAAGAAATGGAGTATGTAACAAGAGAAGAATTTCGTAAAGAAATGGACGACCTTAAAAAATCTATTGAAGAAATGGTACATTATAAAGACAAAGAAAAGGAAGAAATGGCTTCGCAAGTTGCTACTGAAGTTGCAGTAGAAATGAGTAAAACACCTGCAACTGAGCCTATCAAACATAGTCCTGAAGAAGAAAAGACTGATGTTAGGTTTAAGTTTGCAGATAACAGAAAAAAATCAACTCTTGATAGAGTGATGGAAACTATAATAAATAAATAAATTAATAAAAAAGTAAGTAATTATGGCAGTATTAGAACACATAAGTGATGATGTAATGAGAATTTTTGATGACTATGAACTAGTCTCAGCAACAGGCTCATTAAATCTATCAGACTCAGGGAAAATTTTTAAAATCTCTGGAACAGGTTATACAATAACCTTACCTGCACCAAGTGCTGGGTGGAAAGCAAAATTTATTGTTGTAGCAGCTTTTTCAACTGACTTCGTAGTACAAACTCCAGCTGATAATAGAGATATTATCAATGGTGGGGTGATTGTAAATGGAGCAATCGTTGAAGCTGATGCAGTAGATAGAGTAACATTTGAAGATGACGCTGAAAGTATCGGAGATTATATCGAAATACATTCAGACGGCACAAACTATTTTCTACAAGGAAATGGTAATGCAGCTTCTTCAATATCAGTTGGCGAATTATAATAATTAAATAAAAAAAAGAAAAAGATATGGCGACTACAACATCAATAACGACTACATATGCTGGCGAATTTGCTGGTGAGTATATAGCAGCAGCTTTACTAAGCGGTGTAACGTTATCACAAGGAGGGGTTAGTATAAAACCTAATATTAAATATAAAGAAGTTATCAAAAAACTTGCACTAGATAGTATTTTAAAAGATGCTTCTTGTGACTTTGATCCAACTTCAAACGTAACATTAACAGAAAGAATTTTACAACCTGAGGAGTTTCAAGTAAACTTACAACTTTGTAAAAAAGATTTCAGACAAGACTGGGATGCACAATCTATGGGCTTTAGCCAATATGATAATCTTCCTAAAAAATTCTCTGATTTCTTAATTGCACAAGTTGCAGCTAAAGTTGCACAAAAAACTGAGCAAAACATTTGGCAAGGTGCAACTGCAAATGCAGGTGAGTTTAATGGATTTCAAGCATTACTTGCAGCAGACGGAGACGTTGTTGATGTTGCAGGTACTACACTTTCAGCTGCTAACATAATTGCAGAATTAGGAAAAGTAGTTGATGCAATTCCAAGTGCAGTATATTCAAAAGAAGATGTTAAGATTTACATACCAACAAGTGCAGCTAAGTTTTATATTCAAGCACAAGCTGCTTTAGGATATAGAGAATTATATCACGTTGGGAAAACAGATATGAACTTTCAAGGTATTCCATTATTTACTGCTCCAGGTTTAGGTGCTAATAAAATGGTTGCTGCTGAATCATCTAACTTATTCTTCGGAACAGGTCTATTAAATGACTGGCAAGAAGTTAAGTTAATTGATATGGCTGACATTGATGGAAGTCAAAACGTTAGAATTGTTTTAAGAGGAAGTGCTGGAGTACAACACGGAATCGGAGCAGATATCGTTTTATATTCTTAATAATTGTTTAACATAAAAGAGGTAGGTGGGTAAAAGCCTACTTACCTTTTTTTATAAAAAATAAAAATATGGCTTGTAATATAACAAATGGAAGAAGTTTACCTTGTAAATCAGGTGTAGGTGGATTAAGATATGTTTTCTTTTCCAATTACTCTACTGCAACGAGAGATTTAACTGTTGCTGGTGATGGATCAGTTACTTTAGATGGCTCAGTTGATTTTTTCAGATATGATTTAAAAGGTAATTCATCTTTAGAAACAGCCATAAATTCTTCAAGAGAAAATGGTACAACTTTTTATGAAAGCACACTTAATCTTACATTACAATTTTTAGATAAAGCTACACAAGAGCAAATTAAATTAATTGCTCACGGTAGACCTCAAGTTGTTGTTGTTGATTATAATGGTAATGCTTTCTTATTAGGGAAAGAACACGGATGCGAAGTTAGTGGGGGTACAGTAGTCTCAGGCGCAGCTATGGGAGATTTATCAGGATTTACGTTAGTAATAAATGCTCAAGAAACAGCACCACCATTCTTCTGTGCAGCAGCACCGAGTGATGATGCTAGTTCACCGATTGCACCAAACTAAGAGAAGTTATGGTTTTAAATTAAAGAGAGGGTTATATGCCCTCTTTTTTTTTACAAATATTTTAATTTACTTTGTTATATAAATATGAAGATTATGACAACAAGTGCAACTGGTCAAACTTTAAAAGTTATACCTAGACTTTTTAATTCAGTAAATAATATTGTTGTTAGAGATAACAGCACAAATAAAAGTTACACTTATACAAATATTAATACTAGCTTTTCAGCAAATAATTATATGAGTATAATAAATCAAGGTAGTGGATATGTTGATAGTGATAGTAACACAATTTTAAAAGAGGGTAGATTTTATGATTTAACTGTTTATGGTGCAAATACAACACTTTTATATAAAGATAAAATATTTGTTACAACTCAAACAATTAATCAAGCAAACAACGACTATTATGACATCAATAATGGTGAGTATACAACAGATAGCCAAGCAGCTATGAATGATAACGATTATATAATAATATGAGTGATTTAAGGATAGTTAATTTAAGTACATATACAAGTCCTGTTATTAAAGAAATTAATAATAAAGAGTATATACAATATGGCGAGGATAATATGTATTTTCAGTTTTTAATAGATAGATACAATGGCAGTCCAACAAATAACGCTATCATAAATGGTATAAGTGAAATGATTTATGGTAAAGGATTAGATGCTACTGATTCATCAAGAAAACCAAACGAGTATGCACAAATGAGAGTTTTATTTCATAACGATTGTGTTAGAAAACTTTGTTATGATCTTAAATTAATGGGTCAATGTGCAGTACAAGTAATTTATTCACAAGACAGATCAAAAATAGCAAGACTTGAACATATGCCTGTTGAAACATTAAGAGCTGAAAAAAGTGAAGATGGCGAGATAAAAGCATATTACTATGCAAATGATTGGGAGAAAGTAAAACCTAATACTAAACTAAAAAAGATACCAGCTTTTGGTTATAGTAAGCAAAATTTAGAGATAATGTATATTAAACCTTATAGAGCAGGATTTTTTTATTATAGCCCTGTGGATTACCAAGGTGGATTACAATATTGCGAACTTGAAGAAGAAGTATCGAATTATCATCTTAATAATATTATGAATGGTTTAGCACCATCAATGTTAATTAATTTTAACAATGGTGTACCAGCAGAAGAAGAAAGAGAATTAATTGAGCAAAGAATATATCAAAAATTTAGTGGCAGTAGTAATGCAGGTAAATTTATTTTAGCATTTAACGATAATGCTGAAAGCCAAGCTAATATTGATCCTGTTCAATTAAGTGATGCACACAATCAATATCAATTTTTAAGTGATGAGAGTACTAAAAAAATAATGGTCAGTCACAGGGTTGTAAGTCCTATGCTTTTAGGTATAAAAGATCAAACAGGATTAGGTAATAATGCAGATGAATTAAAAACTGCTTCTATATTAATGGATAACACAGTTATAAGACCTTTTCAGACACTTTTAATCGACAGCTTTGATAAGATATTAGCTTATAACAATATAAGCCTTAATTTATACTTTAAAACGCTTCAACCACTTGAATTTACAGAATTAGACAATGTAGATGATAAGGAAACAAAAGAAGAAGAAACAGGTATTAAACAAAAATTAAAAAGTAATGTTCATCTTAGTAGTGAAACTATGAATGATATTGCTGACGATATAATTGAAAAAGGAGAAGATATTGGTGATGAATGGGAATTAATAGACGAAAGACCAGCATTTGAAGATGAAAGTGAAATAAAAAACTATTTTGAATTTGCAAGTGTTGTTACAGGAGATGCAAGAAAAAAAAGCATACAAGATACAAGTGTTTTTAGGATTAGATATGTTTATACAGCAGGTAGATCAACAGAGGGCAAATCAAGAGATTTTTGTACTAAAATGATGGCTGCTAATAAAGTTTATCGTATGGAAGATTTAAATAAAATTAGTAAAGCTAATGTTGATTTAAGTCCAGCAGATGCAAAAGGCGAGGGTTATAACATTTGGCTATACAAAGGTGGGGTTAATTGTTCTCATTATTGGATGCGAAGAATATATCTTAAAAAAGATAATAAAAAAATATCAGTAGGTAAAGCAAGAAAAATTATAAGTGCATTACCACAAAACAAAAAGAAAGATGCGAGATTTCAAGTTAATGCACCTGAAGTAGCACAAATCGCATCAGCAAGAAATAATTATTGGAGAAAAGATTAAGATATGGCAACAGCATTATTTATAACACGAAAGCAATTAGTACAAAATTCTATTTTAGATGGAAACGTTGATACAGACAAGTTTATACAGTTTGTCAAAATAGCACAGGAGATACATATTAGAAACTATCTAGGTACTGATCTTTATAATAAAATAAGTACTGATATTGCAGGAACTGGTGGTGCAAGTCTAACAGGTAATTATTTAACACTTGTAACAACATATATACAGCCAATGCTGATACATTTCGCAATGGTAGATTATTTACCTTTTGCAGCATATCAAATTAAAAATGGTGGAGTATTCAAGCATATTAGCGAAAATGCAGAAAGTGTTTCTAAAAATGAGGTAGATTTTTTAGTTGAAAAAGAAAGAGATATAGCAGAATACTATACAAGAAGATTTATTGACTATATGAGTTTTAATCAATCTTTATTTCCTGAATATACAAGTAATTCAAATGAAGATATTGACCCTGACAAAGATGCTTTATTTAATGGCTGGGTATTATGAAAAAAAGAAAAAGTAAACCTAAAAACAAAAACGTTGAGAAACTAATTGTTTATTTAAAAAAAATTGTAAATGGCAGCATTAACTAATACACAAATATCAGTAACGTATGTAGGCTTATTAAAAACAACAGGTAGTACTGTTTTAAGCTCTACTGCACAACAAATAACTGATGGATCAGGTAATAATAGTATTCTATATTTATCTACAGCAGGAGTTGGTATTGGTGGAGCAGCAGCTAGTGGAAAAGAATTAGATGTTACAGGTAATGTACTTGTAACAGGCGATCTTATTGTAGATAACATAAAGATAGATGGGAATACAATATCTGCTGAAAGTGGGGTTGTTACTTTATCAGATGGTGCAATAGCTACTACACAAAGTCAAAATGATAACTCAACAAAAATAGCAACGACTGCATATGTTGATACAGCAATAGATGGTGTAGATACTTTAGCTGAAATACTAGCAATAGGAAACACAACAGGTGCTACAAAAATATCAGTTAATAACACAAGTAGTGGTATTGATTTTATAGATGATGCAAAAGCAAGATTTGGAACAGGGAATGATGCAGAAATATATGGTAGTTCAGATCACTTATATATAGATCAAAACACAGCAGATAAAGATATTATACTAAGGTCAGATGATGGATCAGGTGGAATAACAGAATACTACAGACTTGATGGAAGTAGTGCAGTTAATATATTTAGTAAAAATATTTTATATGGTAGAACTTCAACACTTGGCTCAAACGCTAATAAAGAAATACAAATTTATGATGGTACAAGCTCTGCAATTAATATTGCTGGTGGCGATTATGATTATAGTTGGGTAGCTCATAGTGGAGGTACATTTAAATTATTAACTGGATCAACTGAATTACTTGAGTTTGGATCGTCAATAGGAACTTCAACAGAAACCTCAGCATTAATGATTAGCTCAGGTAATCTTGTTAGCAAGAGAACATTAGGAAGTAACGCTTTTAACTCAACAGCTTTTGTTGATGGTAGTGGTACTGCTAATGATGTTGTTATGTGGTCTGATTCAAATACACTAACAGATGCACCTATTGCTATTTCTAGTAATGATGCAACTTTTGCAGGAGCAGTTACAGTTCAGAGTGGTAATAAACTTATTTTAAATAGACCAAACAATGGAATTGACTGCGAATTATCTACTGATTCATCAGGTACTTTAATTTTAAATAGTAGAAATAGCGAGGGTTTTAAATTCCAAAATAATGGAACAAGTTTTGTAACTGGTGATAGTTCAAATAACGCAACTTTTGCAGGTAATGTAACAATAAATAAAGCATCAAACCCTACTTCTTTACAAATTGGCTCAAGTTTAGCTGATGACCCATTTATTGTATTCCAAACAGATGGAAACACAATGTCTATGGGTATTGATAGAAGTGATAGTAATAAGTTTGTAATTTCTGACAATGCTACCTTAGGTACTAATAATAGATTTACAATAGATACTTCAGGTGACTCAACTTTTACAGGTAGTGTTACAACAGGAACAGGTTTAAAATTATATACTGATGGAAGTGGGAATGGTATTATCTATAATTTAGGTCAAGACAAAGATTTATATTTCGTCGGTGATGATGGAGGAACTGGTATAAATGCTTTAGTTTTTGATATGTCAGAAGGTGGAAATGCAACTTTTGCAGGTGATGTAGGAATAAATAATTTAACAAATAGTGATTATGATGCTGATGCTGACAATTTAGTATTAGGTGCTACAAGTGGAAATACAGGAATTACAATAAGGTCTGGCTCAAGTGCAGGAAATTATGGCAGTATTTATTTTGCAGATGGAACAAGTGGCACAGCTTTAAAAGCAGGTTATATAAGATATGAGCAAAATACCTCTAAAATGACTATTGGTATTAATGCAGTTGAAAAAATAGCTATTGCATTAAATGGAGATACAACTTTTGCAGGAACAGTTGATATAACAGGTGCTGGAAACACTTTACATTTAAACGCTGCAAGTGGTGTTACATATCAAAAGTTTTCAGAAAATGGTACATCAAGATTTTTTCTTGCTACTTTAAATGGTAGTGATGGGTTAGCTTTTGTAGATGCAGATGGGTCAGCAGAAAGAGCGCGTATAGATAGTTCAGGTGTATTACAAATTGGTATAACTGCATCACAATCACAAGCGAGATTAAATGTAAGAGAAAATGGCTCAGGAATAGAATTCGGACATACAAATACTTCTAATTATTTCTATGGAACTTTAGGCTCTTTTGGTAGTAGTGGTGTACCATTTATTTCATTTTCTTGTATGAACGAACATAATGCGAATACTTGGACTACACAAGGTCTTGCAGGTAATATTATAAATGGTGATACAAATGGAAATTTACTATTTCAGCAAGTTACTGCTTTAAATACAACAGGACAAACACCTGTAGAAAGAGCGCGTATTACAAGTTCAGGAAATTTAGCACTTGGAGAAACTTCTCCCAATGGTAAACTTCACATAAAAGATGGTTTAACTTGTAGTATTGATATTGAAAACACAAGTAACACTGGTCTTGGAGAAATAACATTTAACGACCCTGATGCAGATGATAGAGGAGCATTACAATATTCTCACAACAATGATGCTATGATATTTAAAACATCAGCAAGTGAAAGAATGCGTATTAGAGACGATGGCTCAATAAATTTAGCCACAATCAAACCTTTTGGTCATAGTTTTACAAATGGAACTATAAATAATGGAGCATCTGTTACTTTTAATGCAAATGTAGCAGGTGGAAATCAAGCTGCAGGATTTATCGTTATTTCAGCAGTACCTAATAGCTCAACAGCAGGTGGGGCAGTTGGTATATTTACACACATACACACACAGGCTGCAAATGTATATAGTGAACTAAGTAAAAGAGAAGAAAATAGCATTACAATTAGTGAAAGTGGTGGTGTATTTACTATTAGTAATTCAAGTGGTAGCACAGTTTATTATCAAGCTAAAACAATTAATATGACTGATTTTTCTTCTACAATCGGTGGTTACTAAAAATTAAATATAAATGATTAAAAATAAATAATTATGGCAAAAACAAAAATAAGTTACAATTGGGTTATTAACGCTTTAGATGCAAAAATAAGTCAAGATTCAAAAGACAATGTCGTTTACAGCGTTCACTGGGGTTACTATGCAAACAAAGGAGATAACACAGTTAGTATGATAGGTAGTTATGGTGTTGTATATGACAAAGATAATTTTATTGAATATGATAAATTAAAAAAGTCTGATGTTATTAAATGGCTAGAAGCTGGATTAGATGTAGATTCTATGAAAAGCAATCTTTCAGGTCAAATAGATAAATTAGAAAACCCAGTTGATGTAGTATTACGTCCAAGCTGGTAAATTTTGTATATTTATATAGAATTTAAAATATTAATAAAATGAGTAAAAAATTAGAACAATCAGAATTAGAGTACATTAAAGAGTTGTTAGATAGTAAAACAAAAAACTATATGGCAATAGGTCAAAAGTATGAGCAAAGAGAAATACTACTTGCACAAGCTAATAAACTTGTCAATGAAAATTTAGAATTTCAATCAGACTTTGATAAAAATATGAAAAAGCTAGAAGAAAAGTATGGCAAAGTAAATATTGATCTTAATGATGGCTCTATTCAAGAAATAGAGAACAATGAGTAAAGTAATAAATGAAGAAACACAAGTAAAACTTGACTTAAAGACAATAGGATTAATTGTAGGTGGTGCTATATCACTTGCAAGTATGTATTTTATTTTGGTCGCAGATATTGCTGAAGCTAAAGAATTACCAGCTTTTCCTGTTTCTGATAAAGAAATAGAATTTAAAGACAAACTCATACGTTCTCAGATAGACTTAACTCAACAACAGGTAGAAAATATACAAGAAGATGTAAAGGAGATTAAAGAAACTGTTGAAAAGATAGAAGAAAGAATTTATGAACTTAAAAGATAAAATATGTGCCCTATTAACTGTCCTATTTGCATCAACTGTCAGTAGCCAATACTATAAAGAAAATATTAGTGTTGTGCTTTTTAAAGCAGATTTCGTAGAAGAAATATCTCTTAAAGATTATAGAGAACATAATACCTATGTCTTTGATTTTGAAAACTCAAAGCACGAAGATTATTTTACAGAGGATCAAATAGAGTTTTTGCCAACTCTTATACTATTTAACAACGGAAAAGAAATATACAGAATAGAAGCAGGTATTACACTTAAAATGCCTGATGATTACAAAACAAGATTAGAAAGACAAATAGATAAATTAA